GACCCGGTCTATGGCCGGAACCGCTCGGAAATCATCTTCCCTGACAAGATCGTCGTGAACTACATGGCCAAGGCGGATTGTCCGCGCATGACCCATGTCGTCGAGTACTATCCGCACGAAGTGTTGGAGCGGGTCAGGTCGGAAGTCTGGGCTGATATTACCCTTGACCAGAACGCCGATTCCAATGAGCCGGAAGTGTTCCTCGAACAGCACCGCCTGTGGGACATGGACGGCGACGGATACCCTGAGCCGTATATCGTCACGGTGCATAAGGACACGGCGAAGGTTGTGCGGGTGGTTGCCCGTTACGATGCGGACGGTGTGGTGATGAACGCCCGGAACGAAGTGGTGGCGATTGAGCCTATCGACTACTTCACCAAGTACAGCTTCATCCCGTCGATGGATGGGTCGTGGTACCCGATTGGCTTCGGGACGCTGCTGAACAGCCTGAACGAGACGATCAACGCGACGGTGAACCAGTTGCTCGACGCGGGCACCCTATCGAATATGCAGTCCGGGTTCCTCGGCAACGGCATCTCGATGAAGTCGGGCGTGGCTGCGTTCAAGCCGGGCGAGTGGAAGAAGGTCGCGGTTGACGGTGGGACGCTGCGTGAGAACGTGGTTGCCCTGCCGATTGCCCAGCCGTCGTCCGTCCTGTTCTCGCTTCTGGGCATGATGATTGAAGCCGCCAAGGACATCACGGCGACGAAGGACATTCTGAGCGGCGAGACGCAGGGTTCCAATCAGGCGGTGGGCACGACGCTTGCGATGATCGAGCAGGGCCTCAAGGTCTTCTCGGCTATCTACAAGCGCATTCACCGCGCCCTGAAGTGGGAGCTTGCCAAGCTCAAGCGGCTAAACCGGCTGTACCTGCGCGACGAGCAGTACTTCAACTTCCACGACGTTGAGGGGCTGGTGTCGCTGGCCGACTATCAGGCCGACGAGGAGTATGACGTCATTCCGGTGTCCGACCCGACTGTGGTGACGGATATGCAACGGATGGGCCGGGCGCAGTTCCTGATCCAGACGTTCCGGGGTGATCCGAACATCGACCAGCGTGAGCTTGATAAGCGCGTGATGGAAGCGGCGGGCATTCAGGACATCAAGACCCTGATGCCGGAGCCAAAGGGTCCGCCACCGCCCGATCCGAAGACGATTGAGGCGATCTCGAAGGCCGAGAACGACAAGAAGAAAACCGACGCGGACGTGGTCAAGACGCTGGCCGACGCGGAGGCGAGGACGATGGAATCGATCATGGCCAACCCGCAACTGTTTGCGCTGGTCAAGCAGATGATCCAGCAGGAGATGAACGGTGGACCCGCGCCAGTTTCAGGAATGGGCGGACAGCCCGCTAACCCGGCAGGCGTTCAAGGGCCTCCGGGACCAGCAGAAGGCGCTGGCCCTCCGATGGGCGCAGGGGGAATGCTTATCCCCGGCGGTCCAGACCAAGGCCAAGGTTTTGGGGGAACTGGCCAACCTCAGTTTTGAGGACTGGTTCCCCGACAGTGATCCGGTCGCAGTGACCGAATAGCCCCTGACGGGGTTTCTACCTAGACAGACGAGACAACATGAATCCCAGCGGCATTGAGCCTTTGGACCTCAAGGTGCTTGTTCGCCCAGACTCGGCGGAAAAGGTATCGGCGGGTGGTATCATCATTCCCGACGCCACGGCAGACCGGCAGAAGTTCGCGGTCGTCAAGGCTGACCTGATTGCGGTCGGGTCTAACGCTTTTAAGGAGTGGGGCCTCGGTAACGCTCCTGCATCCGGTTCCCGCATTCTCATGGCGCAGTACGCCGGGGCGCGGGTCAAGGGCAAGGACGGCGAGGACTATGTCCTGATGAACGACGAGGACTGCATCGCTCTTCTCGTTGAGGAGGCAGGCGAATGACAGACCAAGCTATCGAGGCAACGGAGGCCCCAGAGCCTACCGTTGAGGACCGCGCCCGAGACATGGGGTGGCGTCCGCTGTCGGAGTTCAAGGGCGACGAGAGCCGCTTCGTGGACGCCGAGACCTTCGTGAAGAAGGGAGAGGAAGTTCTCCCCATCGTGAAGGCAAATGCGCGCAAGGCGGAAGAGGCGCTGGCCAAGGCCACTGCTGAAATCGCTGAGATGCGGGACTCCTTCAAGGAGTTCAAGAAATACCACTCGCAGACCGAACAACGCGCACTGACCCAAGCCCGCAAAGAGCTTGAGCGTGAGATGGCCGATGCCGTAGAGGCAAAGGATCATCGTGCCGTTCGCGAGATTGCCGCCGATATGGCCGCTCTGTCTAAGGACGTCCAGACAGACGACCACGGCAATCCGTACCAGTCACCGAGCCACGCCAAGACCCTGAACCAATGGAAAGGTGACAATCCGTGGTTCGGCTCCGACAGCGTGATGACGGCGGCTGCTAATGCGGTTGCGAATGAGCTTGAACGGTCGGGCGTAAAGGGCGCGGAGCAGTTGGCGGAAGTCGCCAAGCGGATGCGCGCGGAGTTCCCGCAGAAGTTCGAGAACGCCAACCGGCGGAACCCGGCTGCGGTGGAGGGATCAACCCCGACACGCAAGGCCGGTAGGACGTGGGCTGATCTGCCTTCCGACGCCCGCTCTGCTGGCGAAAGGTGGGTCAAACAAGGCCTGCTGACCAAGGAACAGTACCTCCGCGATTACTTCGCCTAGTCGCGCCAGCGGTCGCCTCTCTGAATCTTAGAGACGGCACCCTGAGTGATGCCGAAGCGAGCCGCCAGATCGGCCTGTTTCAACAGTCCCTTTGAACGGCGGATTTCTCTAACGTCATCGTCCGAAATCTTCGCCCTATGATGCTGCGAGCCGGTTTTCCAGCCGCCGCGTCCTTTGGCGTTCATATCGGCCATGTTGTCGGCTTGGGTTCCTAAGAATAGGTGCTCCGGGTTAACGCAGGCGCGATTGTCGCAGCGATGACAAACCAGAAGTCCGTCAGCAATCGGACCGATACCAATCTCGTAGGCCAGACGGTGTGCGAGCACGATCTTTGATCGGTTAAGTCGAAAGCGGACGTATCCAATCCGGCTCTTATACCACGGGGCTTCAATGCACCCGGTGTGCGGGTTTGGCAAAGGAAGCCGGGAAAGAAAGCGAAGATGATCTGGGTTCATGCCCCGATCTATACCACATAATCCAAACCCACAAACACCAGAAAGTTAAAAATGAGCGAACAAGAAAAAGCTGCCCCGCGTCGTCGTCGTGCCTCGGTCGGAGGCTTCCGCCAGAAGCTCGACGCACCGCAACGTGAAGGTTTTGTCCGCCGCTGGGTGGATGATTCACCGGCTCGCATCTTGGAGATGCGAGACCTCGGATATGATTTCGCGCAAGAACAAGCCGGATCGGGAGCAAAACGCACCGATGGGCAAGGCTCGCGCATTTCCAGAATGGGCGGCAAGCGGGATGATGGTTCCCCGCACCATCTTGTTCTGATGGAGACGCCCCAGTCGGAGTTCGACGTCGGGCGCAAGGAAAAAGAAGACGCCTTGAAGCCGTTTGAGGACGCCCTGCGCGCTGGCGCGGACACGACCGGACGCCTCAAGGACCAATACACCCCGAGCGAACGTAGCTCGATCACCCATCAACGCACCTAAGGCCTAAGCCGGGTGCGAGGAGACCTTTCAAATGGCTAACGCTGATCGCGCGGCTGGGCTTCTGCCCGTCCGCTACATCACGGGTGCGCCCTACAATGGCGCAGCCGATGTCTATTCCACTGCAACCGGCGACGCGACCGCTATCTTCCTTGGCGATCCTGTCAAACTGTCCGGTACCTCGACCACGATTAACGGCGTCGTCTATGCCGACGTTGACCAAGCCGCTACCGGCGATGTGATCATCGGCGTTGTGGTGGGCGTTCTGCCCGTCACGAACGATTCGCTGATCTACCGCGCCGCCTCGACCGCTCGCCGCCTGCTGGTGGCGACCGACCCGAGCCTCCTGTACGAGATTCAGGAAGTGTCGGGCGGAACGGCTCTCACCGCTGCGGCCATCGGCCTGAACGCTGACTTTGTTGTCGGCACCGGCAGCACCATCACGGGCTTTTCCGGTGTGGAACTGAACAACGTCGGTGAGGCCACCACCAACACGCTTGACCTCCAGATTCTGGGTCTGGTCTCGCGCGCCGACAACGAAGTCGGTGAACACGCAAAATGGCTGGTCCGGATTAACCGTCACCAGTTCGCTAACCAAGTCGCGGGGGTTTAATCATGGCTGGCGTTATCAACACTGGCTCTATTGCCAAACTCCTGTGGCCCGGCCTGAACGCTGTCTGGGGCAAGGAATACGTCGAGCATCCCGTCGAGTATCGGGACCTGTTCGACCTCGAAACCTCCGACAAGGCTTACGAGGAAGACGTGCTGATGCCCGGCTTCGGTCTCGCTCCGATCAAGGAGCAGGGCGCGGCTGTTCAGTACGATTCGACCTCGCAGGGCTACACGGCGCGCTACACCGCCGTTGCCTACGGCCTCGGCTTCATCGTGACCCGTGAGGCCATCGACGACAACCAGTACGAAAAGAAGGCCATTGGTTCGACCAAGGACCTCGCGTTCTCCTTCCGTCAAACGAAGGAAAACGTCGGTGCGAACGTCTATAACCGCGCCTTCACGTCGGCCTACTCGGGCGGCGACGGTAAAGAACTGCTGGCCACGGATCACCCGATCCAAGGCGGCACGTTCTCCAACGAACTGTCCACCCCGGCTGACCTGTCGGAAGCCTCGATTGAGGACCTTTCGATCCAAATCATGAACGCGGTCAACGACCGTGGCATGAAGATCAGCCTGATGCCGCGCAGCCTGATTGTCCCGACTAGCCTGACTTTCGAGGCAACGCGCATCATGAAGTCGCAGCTTCAGAACGACACCGCGAACAACGCCATCAACGCCCTGCGTTCGATGGGGATGTTCCCGGAAGGCGTGAAGATCAACCACTATCTGACCGATGTGGACGCATGGTTCATCCGGACCAATGCCCCGCACGGGCTGAAAATGTTTGAGCGGACCGCTGCGGAGTTCGCGCAAGACAACGACTTCGACACCTCGAACCTGAAGTACAAGGGTTATGAGCGTTATTCGATGGGCTGGACTGACCCGCGTGGTCTGTACGGTTCGGTCGGCGCTTAATCCTGACCGGCGGGGCGGCTCTCACGGGTCGCCCCGTTTCTTCTCTTTTCCCGAAAACCCCTATTCACGCAGACCGCTCGGGCGGACGCGATAGAGACGGCGTGGATATTCCTTCTATCGAAAGGTTCTGAATCATGGCCATCACGGCTCGCACACGTTTTCCTAACACTGTACGCATTGGCGTACTTGAGCTTGGCGCCACGGACGGACAATCCGTTCTCGCCTCTGCCGCCGAGATCAACCGCGTTGCTGACGTATCGACCCGCGTCGTTACGCTTACCGGCACGGGCGCAATCACCGAGGCCCTTCATGAGGGCAAGACCTGCCTTCTGGGCGAGGTCGGCGGCGACGCCGCTGTGACCCTCACGCTGCCCGCTGCTACCGGCGGCGGCGGTCGTTACCGTTTTGTCGTCAGCGTGGTCAACACGTCGGGCTACATCATCAAGTCTGTCGTCGGCACTGACATCATGTATGGTGCGATTATCGGTGATGATGGCGCTGCTCCGACCACGACCCTGCGCTGGCAAGCTGGCGCGACTGACGATACTGTGACGCTCAACGGCACCACGACCGGCGGCGTGTCGATTGGCGACTGGGTTGAGTTCGAAGACATCTTGGGCACCGGCTGGGCCGTTCGCGGCGTTGTTAACCAGTCCGGCACCGAGGCCACGCCGTTCAGCGACACCGTCGCCTGATAGGAGACTGATATGATCCAGACTGACGCAATCCTCGGAGACTGGAATGTCGTTTGCGACCTGTCTGGATTTGAGTGCAAAGCCTCGGAGACCCGCCTGCGTTGGGATGGTCTC